CGGCAAGCGCACAGGGCACATGCCGCGAACTTGGCAAATGGGCCGTCGCAGACGTACAGAGCATCATCGACGTGAGCGACACGCAGACCGTCACCGTCAAGATTCAGTACAGCAACAATGGTACGAACCTGGTTGACGGGATGGAACTGGCGACTAGCGCCGCCGACGCGAGCACGTTCGTTCAGGCTCCATTGTTCGGGCGCTACGCCTGCGCATACGCCACACTCGCCACGACTGCCCCGGTGACGGTGAACGTCACGGCATGGGCTAAGTAGGGGGCGCTATGAGAGCATCTGCAACGCAGACGTTTGTAGCCGTGATAGATGGCGCTTACGTCTTGGGGCAAGAGGGACAGCCGCTAGACGTGACTGAACGGCAGGCGCGCGAACTCCTGCGGGACAAGATGATTGTCTTGGCGGAGGGCGAGTACCTACCGGAGAACAAGCCGCAAGCCGCACCTAAGGCACCCAAGCGCGAGCAAACCGGGGGCGTGCTCTAACCATGTACGCATCGCTGACTGACCTAACCGCATATCTAGGTATCGACACTAGCACCGCAGACGACGGGCTGCTGTCGCAATTCCTCACGCGGGCGCAGGCGGCGATTGACAACACCTGTCACCGCACGTTCGAGGCGTCAGCGGACAGCACACGGTACTACGATTATCGTAGCGTAGACGACTACACGTTGTACTTGGATGCGGACCTGTGCGCTATAACAAGTGTAGTGAACGGCGACGGTATCACCATCGGCGCAGCGTCCTATACGACGGAGCCGCGCAACATGACACCGTTCTATGCGCTGCGCCTGCGTGAGAGCACCGGGTTCGCGTGGGACGGGTGGAACAGCGACATAGCGGTTACGGGGCGATTTGCCTACAGCGTGAGCGCACCCGCACCCGTGCAGCAGGCGACGGTACGACTGGCGGCATGGCTGTACCGGCAGAAAGACAACACCGGCAACGATGCGCCTATCATCGCGGGGGATGTGACAATTCTCCCGGCACGCCTGCCGTCTGACGTGTACGAACTGTTGGAGAGCGAGTACATAAGGCGGCTGACATGACCTACACCGAGTACGTCGCGACGTTGGCGGGGCTGACGGTGACAGGCGTAGTCAAAGCCTACAGCGCGCCGCCTACGCAACTGAGCACGGCGCAATTGCCGGCACAGTGGGCACGCCTGCCAAGCGGGGAGACAACCATCTCCACGATGACGGGCGCGGCGGGGCTTCCGTCGCTTACCTGTGACCTGGTTATCGCGGTGGAGGTTATCGGGCAGAACACGCAGCCGGCCAACTACGCCAAGGCACTCGCCATCATTGACGCCCTGCACGCGGCACTGGCTGACGAAGCGTTGGGGTGCGTTTTGGACAGTTGGCAGATGCGCGTTGACGTGGACCAGGTGGGCGACACGGCTTATTGGGTAATCGTCGCAACAGTGACGGGGAGCGAATAGTATGGCAGGCACTAAGGGCCGTTGGTCGCGCATGTGGGTGGACGACTTCGACATGTCAACCCGCACGGCAAGCACCGAAGTCAGTACGTCAGTTGGCACGGAGGAAGTCACCTCCTACCAAGCGACGGCTAAGGAATTTATCTCGACGGACCCCGAATCGTCAATCAAGGTGACGGGGTACGTGTCGAGCCTAGCCGCCAACACGGGCGGGTGGGAACAGGAGTTGTATGACCGCTTTGCCGCGCTGAATGTGTCGCAGGTTGGCGTGATGTACGCCGACAGTGCGACGGGTGACGCAGGTATGCCGGTGTACGTGCTCCCGCTGACGAGCGCGGACCAGATGAAAATCAGCGCACCCGCGACGGGCGTCATGGGCATTGACGGCAATTTCATGGCGGGTGACACGGGGCTTAAGCGGGGCATCTGCCTGTGGTACGGCGCAATCAGCGCAACGGGCACCAAGACGGGCGTGGACTTCGCGACGGCGGGCACGCTTGGCGGCGACGTGTACGTGTGGGTGTTTTCCATCACGGGCACGGCGACAAGCGCAGCCGTCAAGGTGCAATCGGCTACCACGTTGGGCGGCACCTACGCCGACGAAGCGACGGTAACGTTCTCGGCTAAGGGCGGCTACTCGGCGGCTATGACGGGCGCAATCAGTCAGTTTCTACGTGTCAACGTATCGAGCATGGGCGGCGCGACGGCGTTCACAATTGCCGTCGTCGCGACGGTAGACGGGGTTACACAGCCCGCATAAGGGCAGGAGCATACAGCAATGGCACAGAAGGCGCGTGGGAATACCACAGTATCGTACAACAGCAACGCACTTACGGCGTACGTGACGCAGGCTGACTTGGAACGCACCATCGACCAGTTAGAGACAACGAGCCTTGGCGACACGGCCAAAACGTTCGTGGCGGGCGATGCAGATAACAAGTTAACGCTGTCCGGCAACTGGACGGTCGCACTCGACGGTATCTTGGCTGTAGACGCAGGCAGCGGCACCAAGCGCACGGTGGTGATTGTCTACACCGAAGGAGCGAACACGGTCACGTACACATGGACAAGCAACGGCGAGATTGAGAACTACGCGATTCAGTCTCCGGCTAACGGGCTGCGCACGTTTAGTTGCGACCTGAAATTGTCCGGCGCACCAACCCGCGTCGCGGCGTAAGGGGTTAGCGAATGGGTGACACTGACGACCTGCCTACATGGGGAACGGAAATGGGGCGCAAGTTTGGGAAAATGGTGTGCGAGGCGTTGGGGATTAACCCGCGCTTCGTGCGCCGCGTGACCATTGTATCGGACGCTAAAGACGTGTTGCGGGTGACGGTTGATTGTTACTCTAGGCTGTCGGAAGCGCCCGAAGTAAGTGCGATGCTGAGGGCGTTAGCGGAAGCTGACCCGCAAATCAACATCACTTACAACCGCCCATTGTACGACCTCACAAACATGACGAGTGTAGGCGTGGAGGTTGGCACATGAGTGAACCAATCCGGATTTACTGCGACGATGCCGAATACGGGGAGACATGGATCGACCTGTCTCCCCGTTGGTCACAAGGCGACATGGCAAAAATGCTTGCGGTGCAAGGCGACGACTTCTACACGTTCCTGCGCGGCAAGTGCGTTGCCTGCCATATTCAGACGATTGACGGCGACGTGATTACGGACCCCGCACAGATTACCGACGCGGGGCTTACTGACGTGGATGTGCTGCTGATAGGTTGGTTGGGGCGCTCAATGCCTCTTGCGGTGGCAAAGAGGCGCGCCTTGGGAAACGCATCCGCGCGGCTGTCATTGCCCAACACCGGGACGGCGACGACGAACCAGACGCCGACGACAGCCGCGCCGACGATGACCTAAGCGCGGCGCGGGGCATTGCCGAGGCGGTGTATTTGCGGGATAACCGGGAGTACCTCGACTGGTGGCTGATGCAGAAGTTCCCTAGCAGGACGCTTGAGGAACTAGACCGAATCGACTGGCTGCGCCTGCAACGGGCTTTGGAAGTGGGGCGAATCGTGGACCTAGAGACTAAGAACACCCTAGTCACAGAAGGCAAGATTCCCGCTGAGTCGTTGACGGCGCGCGAGTGGGCACAGATTCAGCGCCACAATCGCATATTTGACGAATGGGAAGCCGCACATGGCGAGTAATGTAGACATTGCCATACGCGCCAAGAATGAGGCATCCGGCGCAATCAAACAGGTGTCAGCCGACCTTGGGCAGCTTGACGACGTGGCCGGGAGTGTCGGCGGCGGGCTAGGCAATCTAGGCGGGATGCTGGCAGGCGGCTTAATTGCGGGCGGCTTGACCGTGATGGCTGACAAGGCTATCGCAGCGGCGGGTGCGGTGTACGACCTCGCCAAAAGCGCGCAATCATTCGACACGCTGCGGGCGTCGTTCGATGACCTCGCGTCCACGGCGGGCGAATCCGGCGACGCGATGCTAGGCGCGCTGCGCAATGCCTCACAGGGCATGATAGCCGACCAGGACTTAATCTTGTCCGCTAACCGCGCCATGATGCTAGGTGTCGCGCAGAACTCGGAGCAGATGACGCAACTGCTAGCGGTGGCGACGGCGCGCGGGAAGGCGATGGGGCTTTCGTCAACGCAGGCATTTAATGACCTGGTTACCGGCTTGGGGCGCATGTCCCCGCTGATTCTCGACAACCTTGGCATTGTCACGGGTGGCGAAAAGGTATTTGACGACTACGCCAAAAGCCTAGGCCGCACGGCGTCTAGCCTGTCAGACGCCGAACGCAAGACGGCGTTATTCAACAAAGTAATGAGTGAGTCTGCGGGGTTGGTGTCCAAGGGCACGACGGTCAACCCGTTCGCGCAGTTAGACGCGCAGATGGCGAACCTACAGATTCAGGCGGGGCAAATCGCTTTGCCGATTGCCGCTGCGTTTGCCAGTGCAGGCGCACAAGCCGCCGACGAACTCAGCAGCATTTTTACCCGCGTCAACATGTCGGGGGTTGACGGATTCGGGCAGCAGGCGGGCTATGCAATCGGCGCGGCGCTAGTGGATGGCGTCGAGTCCGCGCTAACCGGTTCGACAAGCGCAATCGGTGATGCGTTTATCAAGATGCTCACCGACTGGAACCCCGCCTTAGCCGGTATTCGCATCGGCAATGAAGTAGCGCAGGGCACGCTTAAGGCTATACAGGATAGCGGGATTGACGTACCCAACCTGATAGGGCAGGCGCTAGGCGACACAAGCGCACTCAGCAAGCCAGAAGACCAGATGCGCCGCCTGTTTGAACTTGAGCAGCAAATCACGACGAACTTTGACGGTATGCTTGAGAGCACGCGGATGCTCACTAAGCTGATGGAAACCGGCAACAACGATTTGATGCAGCCGGTTTTCGATGTGCGCTCAGGACAGTTGGAAGAACTCAAGCGGGCACGCACTGAGTACGCCGCGCTTATCGGCACAATGCAGAACGTCCCCGGTCCTATCATGGCGGTAAATGACAACCTGTGGACGGGCATCACGGGCTGGAAGGACATGACGCGCGCCGCCAAGGACGCTGTCAGCCCCACGCAGCAGGCGGCACAGGCAATGGCTGCGGCAGGCACGGCGGGCGCAGAGGGGGCGCTGCTGACGTTTGATTTCGCTTCCTCGCTACAGTATGTCAGCGATACATCTACCGCCATTCCTAGCGCGTTGGGGGCGGCTGGCAACGCCATTAGCACCATTCAGGGGCTAATGATTCAGGCGGCGCAAGCGGGCGCGGACAGTGCGCAGGCGATGCAGGGATTCGCGGACGCGGCGCAATTTAAGCAGGGACAAGAGGCACTAGCGCGCACCCTGTCAAGCCTTGGCATTGACGACCAAACTATCGCCTACACCATCCAACTCAACACCGCAGACGCTATCGCCAACGCGCGCAACTTTGCAAATGAGGCAGAGAAGGCGGGGCAGAGTACCGCCAAGGTAACGACGGAAGCGGACCGCGCCAAGGCCGCGCTGATTCTGGCGGGCTACGCTACCGCGTCGTTTGCGTCGGGGCTGTCGCAGATACAGGCGCAGGCAGGCGCGACCGCAGGCGTGATTTACAACCTGACGGGCGCAATCGGGCAACTAAACGCCGCAACGGGCGTCATGCGCTCCAACAGCGATTTGCTTGGCGGTATCACGGGGCAGTTGAACGGTGTAACGGCGGGGCTAGTCGATAACCTTGGCATTGACGGCGCACTCGCCAAGGGGCAAGAACTCAAAGTGCAGGCGCGCGACCAAATCGAGTCACTACGGGCGCAGGGCTACACGACGGCTGAGATTGGCGTAATCATGCAGGCCAACGTGCAGAAAACGCAGCAGTGGGCGTCCGATTTGGATAAAGTCGAAACGGCGACGGGCGGCGTCGGGGCGGCGACGGCGGCTGTCAGCGACGAATATGACAACCTCAAAAGCAAGGTGCAATCCGTCCTCAGTGGCGCGCTTTCACCCGACATCGGGTTCGACCCCGCGTCCATCCTCCCCCGTGCCGACGACATCAACGAAAACGCGCGGCGCATCGCGGCCATTGCCAACGAAGGCATTATCGGTCAACCGTGGCTTGAGGATTTCAAGAACACGGCACCGCAAGCTTGGTCCGACATCATGGCGCAGGTTGCGGCGGGCGTGGATGCCAAAACCGCGGCGGCGAAGATTTACCAAGATTTCCAGTCGGGATTGCGCCCTGACCTTATCGACAAAGACCTCGTTAAGCAGCGCGTCAAAGCCATGATTGTTGGCGACCAAAACATGGCGGCGCTTGCGACTGAAATAGCGCAAGAACTCGCTACCGAGATGAACATCCCGCTTGAGCAGGCACTTGCAGCAGCCGGCGGCGCGATGGGCGTCACCACAGGCGCGGCGGGTGAAGCGACAGCAGCAGCCAACGCAGGCGGTACCGACATGACCGCAGGCGGGGCACAGGCGGGCACGACGTTTGTTGCGGGCTTCCTAGCCACAGCTGACGGTACGCAGCTTGTGGCGGGCATTGTGACCAAGCTACAAACCGAGATGCCGAAATTCCTTGAGGCGGGCAAGGGTGCCGGCACGCAATGGGGTAGCGGCTTTATGACGACGGTGGAAAGCAGCATCGCGACCCCGCTGATTAACCTGTTGGTTACGCTCGTCACCCCCGGCATTATGGCACAGATGGCGGCGAAGGAATCGCAGGGAGCCGCGCCACAGTAGGGGCGAAACTATGGCAATCAGCATACCAAGTCTCGGCGGCACAACCATATTTACGGGCGTCTACCCCAACAAATACCGGCAATACGCAGGCTATCGCGGCGGTACGTCCATTATGGCAGATGGCAGCATGACGACGGACCTCGTTAGCACGACGGAAAAACTGCGGTGGGAGTTGGGTTGGGACTGGCTGACATCGGCACAGGTGGCGACGTTGCGGACGGCTGTGGGGGTGGTGAAGAACGCAAGCGGGACGTTTGTGGACGTGGACGGCACAAGCTACACGGTGACGCTTGACGACGGTTTCCTAGAGTTGGAAGTGGAGATGAAGAAAATCGCGGGCAACAATCAGCGGTTCAGCGCCACGATTAAGCTAAGGCAGGTGTAGCGGTGCCCCGCACAATCGCGTATCGCCTATACATCGCTTGGGACGGCACCAACCACGTCGCGGAGTCCACACGCCTGCTGCAAGCAAGCGGCGAGAACCGGCTCACCTCCCCGGACGCAATCGCGGCGGGGCGCGGCATAGTAGACCGCTGCACGCTCGAACTCGACAACCGGGACGGGCGGTACAGCCCACTCAACAGCAGCGGCGCGCTGTACGCCAACATACAGGCAGGCGGCGCGTACCATCGCCCCATGTATTTAGAAGTCTCCATTGACGGCGGGAGCAACTACTACCGTGTGTTTACCGGCGTCATCAAGATTCCGCAGGAGACTACGCCGACGCCAACCAAGCCCGCAACGGTGACGATTGATTGCCGCAGCAGCGACGAACTCCTGCTCGGCAGGCGCATGAGCACCACGCTTGCCGACATGCTGATGATGCACGACGGCGGCTATACCGAAGGCGACGTTATCAACTATTGGGTGCAGCTCGCGGGCAAATCTGCCACGGCTGACGATGGCGTGTTTGTCATCCCGTGGGCATGGATGGACGACGAATCCGCGCTTGAGGAAATATGGGCGCTTGCGTCGGCGGCAGGCGGGCGCTTCTACTGCGACCCTGACGGCGTGTTTCGGTATGAGGACATGACGCACTGGCTCAAGTCGCCGCACACCACGTCGCAGGAGACTTTCACCCGCGCGGATTTTACCGAGTTGCAGCCTGTCTATTCGGACAGCGAACTATACAACAGTGTTGCGATAGAGGCATCGGCGCGCACGATGGGCGCGTCTGACGTGCTGTGGGAGCCTGACGAACCTGTGACGGTGCCGCCATCTAGCACCAAGGCGATTACGTGCCGCTACCGCCAACCCGCCTACAGCGCGAATTTTCCTAGCTGGAAGGCAGCGACCGCGGGCGGGATCGACAAGACAAGCAGCGTTACCGTCACCGTCACGGCGTCATACGTGCAGCGCATGGAGATTAGCATCGTCAACGCCGCCACAGAAGCCGTCACCCTGCACCCGTTCAACCTGTCGGGGGTTGCGCTCACGGGCGGGCCGACGCAGGAGGAAACGCGCACCAGTGCCGCCAACGGGAGCAACTCGGCGTGGTGGACCTCGCGCGGCACAACCCGCAGCAAGGCGATACGCGGCAACGCCTACATACAGACACGCGCGCAGGCGGGCACGCTGGCGCATTTCCTGCTGCGGCGCAGCGAAGCACCACGGCTGACGTACAAACTCAAGGGGTGCCCCGGCAAGAGCAGCCGCAGATGTGGCGACCTGGTGACGATTAACGACACGGCGATTATGTCCGCGGCGAGAACCGCATTTATTTCCGGCATCTCGTGGAGACTAAACCAAAACGGGTTTACCCAGGACTTAGAGATGCTAGACGCCCAAGGACTCTACCCGTACCAGGCAACAGGGTACTTTATCTTAGGCACCAACAAGCTAGGCGCGTCGGGTGGTTCGTTGACTGCGCCAATTTTCTTTTGAGGTAGAAAATGCCTTTCACCACGATACCTACATTGTCTGACGGCACAGTCCTTACGGCGGGACACCTGAATTTGTTAGGTGACAACTGTAACTATCTCAATTCGCTTGGCGGCATCCCTAACCTTGCCTTTTCGCACGTCGCCACCTCGACGGGGCAATCGCTTTACTGGCACATGCGGCACCGACACCGTTACCTGTATGTCCTGGTGACGTTCGTCAACAATGCCGACTACTTCAACGTCAAGTACAACACGACCACCGTCTACACCAACGGCGACCCAAGCGGCACGCCACCGATTAAGTGTGACCTCAATAGCTTGGGGCTGACCGTGGGCAACTGGTATACCGTGCAAGTCGATTGCGGATTCGTGGGCGGCAGCAGTATGGACCTCAAGCTTATCTATGAGTACCCGACCTAATGCCTATCAAAGTATGGAGCCACGGAGACTATCCGACGGCAAGCGATCTAAATCAGTACAAGACCGTACTCGACGCCGCCAAAGCCGCGCTGAACGTCGGTTCGCCCGCGCTACCTATGCAGGTTGCCGCCGACCATGCCAGCAGCGGCGAATTTTGGGTTTGGCATTGTTACCGCTACCTGCACTATGGCAGCAATGGCGCGCTCGTTGACCAGGATGGCGTATACCCCGACGTGTCGCTGTCTGAGGACGAAAACGAGTTAGGCGTGCTGGATCTGGACTCACTCGGCTGGCTGCAATACGGGCGCGTGTACAAGGTGACGGGCGTAACGTGGTGTCAAGAGGATTGGGAGCCGTAGAGGATGCCTAAGAACACGCCCACCAGGATTATAGACAGTCAGAAGGCGCGCGCTGTAGCGTTCCTCGGCGGCAGCGGCTCGGCGGGCGGCGGCGTCAGCGACCACGGGCTGCTCAATGGGCTGCTGGACGATGACCACACGCAATATCTTCGCGCAGACGGCACGCGGGCGCTCACGGGCAACCTGACAGTAGATGCCAGCGTGACGATTGATGGCGTAGACATCAGCGCCCATGCCGCCGACATCAACGCCCACCAC